CTTGTGGCTAATTTTGCATAAACTAACTCTTCTGTTTTAGTTAATGCAATTCCATTTTGTTTTTTTAATTCTAAAGACTTATAAGAATCTCGAAGCCTGTTTAAGAGTGAACTTTGTTCTTTGTAGTAGGAATTTGTTTTGTTTTGTTGAGTGGCTATTTTTCTATCTAAATTTAAAGAAGCGTTTTTTTCTAAAGTAACAGCTTTGTTTGCGTTTGCTTCGGCTTTTTTAAGATTAGCAACCTCTTTTAAAAGTGTTATTTGTTCTTTATTAGCTTTATTGGCTTTCCCTATTATTACCTCTACCCCACTAACTGTGGAGGTTTGGGTTAATTGCTGTGACAAACTGCTATAAGTCGCTAAAAGCGTCTTAAACTCGGCATCTACCTGTTTAACACGTTCGACAACGCCTTTTAATACTTCATCACCTGTAATTGTACCGTTATTTGCCATTTTTCTCTGAATATACCCTTGTTAAAGCTTCGTACTTTCCACAAGTCAATTTCTCATAGTCTGGTATTGATGCGCCTGCTTTTTCTAGTGTTGCTATTGTTTTGTAAATCTTTTTTAAATCAAAACTTTTTATCTCTTTTTTTTCTTTAGATTCTTTGATTTGTTTTTGAAGTTTATCGAGTTGAGCTGTAAATATTTCCTCTTTTGTTTGCTCTTTTTCTTGAATTTTCTGTAAATAATCAGCGTCTTTTTTAAAATCGCCTGTATATTTTATTCCTGAAACTTCAAAGTATGGCTGCCAATCTTTTGGCGAAACTTCTAAAATGTAATTTATAATTGAAATTATTTTATTTCTTTCCAAATGTGCTTTTATAGCTTTCTTATAAGCTTCTACTAAAGCATTTGTTTCTTCGCTTGGATTTTCCTGTATGTATTGGTTTTTTAAAATTTCCCAATCTTCTTTTTTAATGCCGTAATCAGTTATCTTAGTTTCATCTTCGCATAAGAGACAAAATTGTATAAATGGAAAATTTAAGTAATTTAGAACCATTCTAAATAAGGTTTAATTCTTTTCTGATTGATAAAATGAAAGCTGGTAAAATTACCGTGCTTATGACTTTTTTTAGGTTATCTTCTTGAAGTCCAAAAAGGCCTTTGTATTTGCCTATTAATAAATCTGTCTTATCATCTGTGGAATAGAAGTAAGCTTCTTTTTCAAATACTCTTAATTCAAAACCATCAAATAAACCGCCTGTATATTCAAAATTAAAAGGCTGACCAGCTATCTTTGGCTGTCTTGGGTTTTGTGTTTTTGCTATTTCTTCTGTTGCTTTTTTGTAAGTTCCAAGTTTTTTACCTTGGTTATCCTCTCCTTTGCTTAATTGCTCTTTATTCAGGCGAATAAATATATTTTCATAGCGTTTTATTTCTATAAACAAAATAATCTCTAATACACTCTTATTGGCAATCCTCGATAGCCTTTGTTGAAATTGCGCTATTGTTGCCATGTATAATAGTATAAAGTTCTTTTGCTTTTTTTGCGCTTACTCCATGCGTTGATTTCATGTGAGCTTTGAAATCGGATTCGGACTTCAATAAGAAATCCGAACCGAAAACAAAATTTTCTGCTTTAATACCAGGCATTAAGCACTAATTTTAATCTCATCCATCGTGTAAAATGAATTTGATACTTCTACTATACCAGCAGTTTCAAGATAAACAACGCTTTCGCCTGTTGTTACATCAAAACTATAAACGCCCGCAGCTTCCGTTACCGTAAATGTGGTAATTTCTGTACCGTTAGCGTCTGTAACTTTAAAGTTTGCTTTTACAGCTCCTAATAATTTTGCTGTAGTACAGTCTTTTGTCAAAGCAACATTAAATGTCAGGTTTGATCCTGCATCAATAAAGCTACTTACAACCGATTCAACGCTAAAAGGCTGATCAACATCGCTGAAATTCCAATTTACAGGAACCTGAAAAGGTGCTTTTTGATCTCCTCTTGGATCCGTGTAAGGAAGTTCAAAAACAGTATTACTTACAGGGCTATCGATAGTTGCAACGCTATTAATAGCCTTGTACATGTTCGATACTGGAAATCCTTGTACTTTTCCATCGTCATTGATACGACCTAACAAAAAGCCTGCGCTTGTCATTTCCCAAATAAGACCGCTTCTGCCGTTCATTTTTTCAAGTTCAGCACTTGTACAGGCACACATCGGAGCCGATAACATAAGGGTTTTGGTAGCGTCTTTGGTAGTAACTTTTAAACCAAAGAAAGTATTTTCAAATACTTCTCTTTCTGCTCCTGTTGATTCTGCTTCGTGCTTGCCTAAGAAAACCCCATTACCAGCAAGAACTAAAGCATTGAAACTATCAATATCTTTTGCTGCTTCTGCGTTATCAATAGTTACGCCTGTTGGCGTCCAAAAAAAGTAAATAGGTGCTCCAACTGAGACAACGGCATTAATTCCGTTTGTTGCAACTCTACTTGTATTTTCAGAAATACCGCCACATGATTCTACATATTTCATTTTATAAATTTTTAATTTTTAACATTTGTTTTCATCTGTAAAAGTTATCCTAACTTTTATTTTCATCGCATCCCATATTTCCTGTACTTCGTATTTTTGATTTACAGAATAATTAGGGGCTTTTAGTATTTCCGCTGGATCATTAGTCCACGATAGGTTTGATAAAGAAATTTCTCTTTCTAAGGCTTTCCATAAAGGTATTAGCACATTATTAAAACTGTATCCTTCCTTTATCCGTTCAGTATTTAAAAGTTCCGTTCTTGTTTCTCTAGTGCAAATAACAATTTCAGCATCCCGATAATAAGCCCCTCCTTTTAATGGTTTGTCGTAATCCGAAACCAACCAAATTAAAGGATATGAACTTTCTCCATAAACCTTTATAAACTGGCTTAAATCTTCTGAAACGCCCCAGTAAAAAACCGCCTTACCTACTTCTGTAATAGGAATTTTATTTACCAATTCTTCTAATATATTTTCCAAAGAAATCATAATCCAAATTGATTTTCAAATTCATAGTACTTAAAGTCGATTATATTGAAATCATTATCCAATAGGTAATCATAAAAAACAATATTAAGACCAACAAACTCATTCCAACGCTCAACGTACTTTTGATTATAATCTGTTCTTGTTTGGTTTTTAACCGCTGGTTTTCCTGTTCCTGTAGTCGTGAAAATTATTTCGTCAAAACGAAGCCACTTACAGTAAACGTAAAGAATAACCATCGGCTTAAACCATTCAGAATCTTTAATCAATTTCCATTTAGCATTCGAAACGTTGTCTATTTCTCCTAGTGCTGTTTGAAACTCTAAATATTGAACTTTTCCTAAAGCATTTAATAACAACTCCTTTTCTGCTTTTAATTGGATAGCCTGAAAATCTCCGCTCATTCCTTCTCCGACATTGCCAGATATTACATTGGGGATTTTAGTTTCACCGGTTAAAAAATCGCTAGAAGTTGTTATTAATGGCATTATTTACTTTTTTTAGTTTCTTCTTTAGTTACGTATTTCGCTACTTTGTCAGAATTTACTAGCCGTGAAGCTAAAATATTAGGGCAGTCGTTCCACTTATTCCCTTTTTTCTTGTCTGCAAAGTCCTTAGTAAATTCTATATTGGCCATGATTTAAGTTGCTAAAGTTGTTAGTGCTGCACTGATAGAAGTAACTTTTCTGAATCCTGTTTTATCACAATCCCTGATAAGCATAAGCAACCTAGTACGTGCCTTGATCGTTTCCATATCTTCAACAAATTGATCGCCTTTTAATCCTCTGGAAATTAAAACTCCGAACATTTCGTAAATACGTGCGTATCTTCTATCTCCTACAACTAAAACGTTATCAGCTAAATTGTTGTCCTCAATGATCACCATACTTCCTATTCCAGAAGAATCTGGAAACACATAGTTTTCATTAGCATCTTTAGTAAGATGTAAATCATCCAAAGTGTTAGCGTTCATTACAACAAAATCAGGACTGTATTTTGAACCTCGATTAAAAACGATACTCGTACGAACTTTTTTAACAAGGTCGTAAATGTTTGGGGCAACAATTCCAGAAGCAGCGGCTGTAAAAGCAGGTGCAGCGGCTACTAATCCTTCAATGTTACCAGCGGTGCCAGCTCCATTGATTAATTCAGCATCAACTTTCGTTTTTACATTTGTCTCTAAGAACATTTCTAATTCAGCTGCCGCGGCTACTTCATCAGTTCCAAACTCTTCTGAAACAGGTAAAGAATCACCTATTTTCACTAATTCTTTAGAGTAACCTTTGAATTTAGCTGTTGATTCTGGAAAAGCTCCTCCTTCTGCAACTATTGCAGCCGATCTTACTGTTGTAGCCTCGTCCCAATCCACATAGCGAACAAGTCCTTGATGGTTTCCTGAACCTACTGGAATCTTTGGCAATATGTCGTAAAGACTTCTTTGCTTAACTCCTAGTTGTCCGATTTCTGGCAAAAACAAACCGCTTGGATTTGTAGCAATTGAAGCTCTGTTCGTGCTAGCTTTAATTACAACATCAGCATTTGAATTTCCTTTAATAAGGCTCTGAATGTTTTCTTTTTCAGATTTAAAACCCTCTAAGAAACTTGATTTTTTTTCTTTACCATCGATTCCGTCAATAGCTCTGTTTGCTTTTTCTGTTGCTTCATCAATAAGAATCTTCCAACCTGCGATTTCATCAGACTTTACAAGGCCTTTTACCGCTTCTGGTTTTAACAAATCTTTAACAGCATCAGTAATGTCTTGTTTGCTTACTGAATTGGTTAAAGCTTTTTTCATTTCTTCGCTGACATACTGCATGTACTCTTTTTGCAATAAAGCCATTTCTTGCGCTGTTTTGTTGGTGAAGGCTGTTTCGTCAATTCCTTTGGCCTCTAACCACTCTTTAAATGTTCTAAACATCTTTTTAAATTTTTAGTTTCACAATAAATTTTTGTAGTACTCGCCTACTTTTTGAGTGTCGTTAGACGGCTCCTTTTTAAATGATGTGATTTTATCGGCATCATAGTTTTTTACATATAAAGTCGGTGTTACGCTATTACTTGCGAACACAACGGCACTCCCTTCTCTTTTCTTTGCTTCGTTGATTACCCAAAAATACCCATGTTCATCGGCAACTTCTGGATTGACTGCGTTTTTTTTCATTTCATCGAAGTAATCCATTTCTTTTTGACTTTCTTCATCGTAGTAAGCTAACTCCATATCCACATACATCATTCCTACGCTATGCTGAAACACCTCTCCATTCTTGTATGCGTCAAACATAAAGGGCATCTTTTCTCGGCTTAAAATAAACTCATTTATATTAACCACGGTAGGAAAGTCTTTATTTAGTCCTAATTGGTTAAAATTCATGTTTTCATTATAGCTTTTTGCCTTAGAAGATATTACACTTTCAAATGAATTTTCATGTTGCTTTAAGTGAAATGAAAATGGATTATCTTTTACCGTTTTATTCCACAAAACAGGCATATGTAAGTCTAAATGTGAATCAATTAAATTGGTAGAATTAATAGCTGTTTTAACTTGTATTACATTACTTGTAATAGTTTCGATTTCTGGCGTAAATGCTTTAAACATTTCAGTTTTTAAAATAGGCTCTGATTTGGTTTTATATTCAGACATTTTCAAGCCTCTCAAATCTTTTAAATTAGATTTAATAAATCGAGTTAAATCCATTTTATCGGTAAACTTTTTGCTTGGAAATTGCTTTATAGTATAAATCATTTCTCTATTGTTTTACTGTTTTGCTTTTCTTGAATAGATTTCTTTAAAGAGTCAACTTTAACCCCTGAATCCTCAAGTTTTTTAACAAAAGCTTCGTTCTTTAATTTTTCGCTTAGGTCTTTCATTCGCTTGTGTTTTGTGTTGGTGGGCTAATATCCCCGAACTTGGTTAAACTTTCCATGCCTAATAAAATTGCAGCTTCCATTGGATCAGCTCCAGACCTTACTAGCTTATCAAATGCAAAAGCCTTATCTCTATTTGCTTTTGCTTTTTCGCTTTCAAATACTTGCACAAATGGCAGATATGAATAATCTAATTCTAGTTGATATTCATTCATATCGAAATAATCCAAAATCTTTTGTGCTAAATCGTTTGCATCTGGATTTATACAATATGAAATAACGCTTGCTCTTGCCTTTTCTTGATTTTCGTAGGTGCTATCCCCTAGCATTTCAATCACATCTTTAGGTATGTTTAGCATTTTGCCGATAATAAAGGCATCATTCATAAACGATTTATCTAGTTCGCTTATAATTTGACCGCTTTCTATGAATCTATTAATATCAACCTGAGTTTTAATAGGGAAAACATTTTCCTTAGAACGCATAGACTGCCTAATACTGCCTTTATCTTCTTGACCCATTGGCATTTTAGAAGTATCTTCTACAGATACTTTTCCAGATACTAAAAATTTAGATGAAAATTCAACATTTATATTTTTTGATTGCAAGGCTTTTTCAGAGTTATCTATAATTTTATAAATAGCATCTACACGACTGGGAGAATTGAACCATCCATTTATTCCGTTTGATATATCAAAAAATTGCACTAACTTTTCGTAAGGGAATTTAAAAGATTGATTCTTATCATCATAAGTCAACTCTTTTTTATTCATCTCTTTTATGGTTTCATCAGAAAGAATTAGCCTTTTAGAATTATTTTCAAACCATACTGGGAATTTTAAAACATCAGAATCTAAGAAATAAAGCTTATTTTTTAGGCTTACTACTTTACTATCGATATATAGATTTGCGGTTCCTAATTTTCTCTTAAACATATAATCCCAAAGAAACTGATCACCAGACTGCATTGGGTTAGGTTTTCTCAGTAAATCAAGTAATGGGTGTTTTTCAATAAGCTTATCATCTTTAGTAAGCTTCCAAACTCCTAAAGAAAATAATTCAGGTAGTAATAAGAAAATAAATAAAGCGGCTGGATTTTCTAATACAGCGGTTATTTTTTCTTTTTCGGTGCTTTTTTTGCCCCAATTGACTGCATTAGACAACAAAGTATAGAAATAGTCGTTGCCTTCTTTTTCGTAGCCTATAATAGATTTGCCTAAATTTTGCCAGTATCCCATAAACAAGAAATCCCTTCAACCTTACGGCGTTAGGGATTTGAGTATTTTTGGTCGTCCACTACACAAAAATAAAAGTCCACTAACTTCAAGTAAGGTAGTGGACAAAGCAAAGTTAGTTATTTATTTTTAATTAGACTAAATAAGAATAATATTTATTTGTATATTTACAATGTTTTGATTATTGATTGGTTTTTCGCTTCTTTTTTTTAGGAGGCGGTTTTAAGGCCT